CTCTACCTGAATTATTATAGACTTCTTCATTATCTACAAGATTTTCATCATTACCATAAACATAATTTTTATATACTGATATTATTTTTTCATCCTTAATTTCTGTCATTGTAATTATCTTATCCATATGAATCACAAACATATCATCATTTGACATTTCAATCCAAGACTTTGCTTTAATAAACATTCCTTTTTGATTTAAAATAATTTTCATAATTACTGGATTATGAAGAATTACTATAGGATTTCCATTATTTTCATCAGTCATTACAAAAGAGAATATTTCTTCACCAGATACTAATTTGATGATACAATAGAATTCATCATTAGTATAACTTTTATTTTTAACTTTAATTTGTTTTTGTTTTCTTTTAAATAAATTTTTAATTAATCTAATCATTTTTAATAAGTATATTTACAATATCATAATTAAAGTTTTCTTCATTATAGACTTTAATTCTTTCAATTAAATGATTTAATGTATAATTTTTTCTTGACTTATAACTAATATCATCGGCAATATCATATAAAGTTGCTTTTGTTTTGTTATTTCCTTTTCTTAAAACTCTTCCTATTGATTGAAGATTTCTTATTCTTGATTTACTTGGAGAAGCAAAAATAACATTATGCAAATTTTTAATATTAATTCCGGTACTGAAAGTTCCATATGATGCGACAATAATCGCATTATTTTCTTTTTCAGTAATTTCTCTAACTTTTTCTCTATCTTCAGTATCTACACCACCATGAACAAAAAATACATGACGATTATCAATTGTATTGCTATTTATAAGTTCATATAAAGGTTGTCCGTGAGTTTCTACTCTTGAAAATAAGATAAGAGTATTACCTTTTAAATCAAGAGCAAGATTTTTAATAAAGTTATTTCTTTTTTGGTGATTTATAATATATTGAATTTCATCTTCAAAAGTTTCAAATTTATTTGGTGGATGTTTCAATAAAAGAACATTAATATCTAATTTTGCAACATGACCCTTCTTCATCAATTCATCAGTTTTAATAATTTTATATGATGGACCAAATAAACCTTCTAAAACAAGTTTATTTACTTCTATTCCATCAAGTGTTCCTGTAAATCCAAATCTATATTTTGCATCACACATCTTTGATAAAATAGAAACAAGACTTTTTGCTTTTGCTGTGTGACATTCATCAACAATTATACAATTGAATCTTTCAAAATATTTTTTTGGCATCTTATATAAAGATTGCCACGTTGATATATAAATTTCTTTAGAAGATTCTTTTTCTCTTCCAGAAAAAATCATATGACAATGATTTTCAGCATCCCACCCATAATCTTCAAAATCTTTATAAAGCTGAGAAACTAAAGATGTTGTTGGAACAAGAATTAAAATATTGTTTTGTTTTTCGGTATAGTATCTCACTAATGAGTAAATCATTAGAGATTTTCCACTGGCAGTTGGAGATACAATTACCTTTCTATTATATTTGAGTGCTTGATATATCCCATCAACTTGATAATCACGTGGTTCATATTTACTAATTGATTTAATATAATCTTTTACTCCTTCCTTTGATATATTTTCATTAATTTCAAATGGAAGACCATAATACTTGTTATTTCTAAATTCGTAAGTATAATTATGGTCTTTACAAAATTGAACTAATCGGTCTAATAAACCAACATAGATTTCTTTTGTATTGACATTAAACAAATAAATTATTCCATCCCACCATTTATTTTTATAAGCAGGAGAAAACTTTGCATTTGGAACCTCAAATTGAAATGCATCTCTCAACTCATAATATACGTGAGGTTCTGCTTCTATCTGCAAGTAAACTTCATTCTTTTTTGATATAATCAAGTGTGACATTCATAATATATCAGTTATGAATATTTATTTCAATAAAAAGATTTATGTTTTAACTAATTCATCAACTTTTTTGTCGTAAGCAGCAGCCATTTTTTCTCCGGTATTTTTTTTCTTTTTTGGTTCCTGTGTTGGTTGTGCAGGTCTTTCGTGAGGTGTCCCATCTTGCACTAATCCATCCCCATCACGGTCAATAGCATTTGGTTTATATGGTTCTTGTTTGGCTTTTGATTTAACTGGTTGTTGTTCAGGTGCTGGTTGAGTTTGAACCGGTTGTTGTTCAGGTGCTTGTTGAGTTTGAACTGGTGCCGGTTTAGTTGGTTGAGTTTGAACCGGTTGTTGTTCAGGTGCTGGTTGAGTTGGTTGAGTTTGAACTGGTGTAGGTGGAGTGCTTAGATGTGCTTGTTGATTTGAAACAGCAGCATCACGATTACTTATCGCTACATTAAGTTTATCATTTGCAGATTGTCTTCTTTGATTATTTACTGTTGCAGTAGGTGAAGTTGGATCTGATGCCATATGTGCTTCTACGTTTTTTCTATATTGCCTTAGAATAGCTTCTCCAGTTTCTGGATTAATTGGAACAGATGCTTGACTTACTTCTTGTTCTACTTTTGATACTTTTTTATTCTGCTTATCTACTTCTTTTTCTAATTCTGCTGCTGTTTGTGTATATTGTGCTTGTGCCTCTAATTCTTGCTGTGCTTGTGCTTGTCTTTGTGCTTGAGTTAAGTCCCTTGAAATATATTTCCTAGTAACACCTTTTAATGGTAATTGTAAATCTGAGATACTTGTTTCTGGAGCAGCTCCAGATCCTTGCCTAGATGGAAGAGGACGAGTGGTTGGTTTAGAACTAGATGCTTTTGACTTAGTAACATATGGTTCAAATACTTTTTCTGCACCCCTATTTGCTGTTGTTGTGATTTGTGTTCCTTGAGGTTTCCTTTCTGTTGATAGTTTTGGATCTGGAACTTGAACCATAACATCAGCAGTTCCAGATTGAGTAGAATATCTATCTTTTCCTGTTTTTTGTCTTGCGGTGTAAAATTTTACAAAATTTCTTTCTGATGTTTCTGAGTCCGGACTCACTAAATCATTCCATTCTTTTTGAGATTCTTCTTTTCTTCTTTGTATTTCTTCTTCATCTCTACCCCTATAATCGGTCAAATCAGCAATTTTTCTAATCCTGCCCATTAATTGTTCTACTCTTTCTTCTCTTTTCTTTTTTATTTCATCTTTTATCTCTTTTGTTACTTTAACTCCCTGAGGAATTTGAATTTCTCTTTTAGCAGTATCTCTTGCTGCTTGTTTTCCTACCGAAAGAAGTTCTCTTGGTTCTCCAGCAGACAACTGGTAAGCACCTTTTTTATGACTTATTCCAATATAAGATAATGGATTGCTCGGATCAGTCAGTTGAGCATCTGCTTTTTGTATAGCACTTTTAATTCCTCCCTGATATTCCCTTCTTTCCCTTGCTATGCGATCACGATATTGTTTAGATGTCTCACCATCTTGTTTTGGTGTTGGCATATAACCTTGTGGTCGATCACCTAGTCTTGCTTGTCTTGAAAGTTCCGATCCTGCATTTCCAGTTCTCTGTGCATTCCATTTACCAGACGCACTTCTAAGTTGTCTATAAGCTGGAGCAATAGAAACCGCATCAATATTTGATATTAAGTTATCATAGTATGTTTCTGCATCATTTTCAGTTTTTCCTCCTTTGAAATCTGCATTATCTGCAAATTTAAAATTTAATGGATTATTCTCATCTTCTCTTGCGGTGGATATCTTATCTCTCAAAACAGAAGATACTCTAGACATTATTTCTTTAGCAGATTTTTGATCTTTTTCTGGATCTTCTGATCTACTTGAAGCCCATTTAGTCCATTCGGGATTAATTTCTTTTGAACCTTTTCTAGAAGAATACTTTTCTGGTTGAGAAGTGTTATGATTTTTTATTTCCGCTTCAATTCTTTGTATTTGCCTACCCCTTTCTCTTTTGCTTATTTCAGTAGATGATCGTATTTCTTTTATTTTATTTCTAAGACTTTTATGCGTATCTTCCCATTTTTCCCATTCTGGATTTAATGGTTTAACATATTTTTTTGGTTCTGGAGCATCAACACCGTGCAACAAAGAAGAAGCTTGGTTTAACAAATCTTTTACTTCTGGATCCCTAGATGCTAAATTCCAAACATACCTGAAAGCATTTTCACTTTCAAATTGTCCTTCGGATAAAAACCATAAAAAGTAA